CTGTTTTTTATTAAACGGGTTCTCCTCAAATCCTGCCTTTGTTATTTGCATTTGAGAAGGTGTTTTTAATATTTTGTGTAATCTAATGTAATAATTAGATGTGGAATCTTGTGGGTTTTCAGAATTTATAACACGTTTGAAAGTTCCTTTAGCACCATTTGAGAATGTAAATCCTGTATAACCAACATCAATAATGTTGAAAACATATTTATCACTACCATATTGTTCATTACCCAATAGATCCACTTGAAAAGTGCTAACGTCATCATAAGTAAGAGATAATTTAACCGACTCCCCAACACTTAATCCGTGTGGCATTGGACAATTAAACGAAATATATTGTAATCCATTGTAAATATTTGTTGTTATTTTGAATGGTAATCCATCCGAAATATTCCAAGTAACCAAGTCATCATCACCAAAATAATGTGTTAAATTATAATTAGTTAAAGATGAAAAAACATAGGAAATATAAAAATTCCAATTATATGATGTCGCACTTACCGGTTTATATGTTACGTGTTGATTGTCTGTATCATATCTTATAACATCAAACTCTGAATGACTAGGATATCCACTCCATTGACCATTCAATAAGGATTGTGTTTGATTAACATAACCCAAACTATCCCTAAACGGGTTATACTTAGCATAACCAACCAAGTTGTTGTCGTATATAAACGAGAACTTATAAGTCGGTCTAAATATTGTGCAAGTTTGACGTTCATTATTATAAAGTTCTTGTAAATTAACATAAGTATTCCTGTCGGATTCATTAATCTCCCTCTGAGAACTTTCTAAATTTATCGGAACTAAGATATCTGTCTCGGGTGCCGATGCAAAGTTAGAACTTGGTTGTAATATGGTATAATTATTAATCATTATCTATTTCACCTGTTACGTATAATGCGAAAAATCTATCCAAAGAAGTTTTTCCCTTTTTTAACCCAAAATAAAAATACCAAGGGTTACCCTGAATTATTTTAGAATTATTGGAACCGGGAACAACTCTTGCGAAGTAATTACCGTTATTATCCTTTTGATAAATATACCCTCTTCTATCTTCATAGTTGTTTGGACTCGGTTGAAAATAAGGTGCGTTCGTTCTATCTAATTGTTGGTACTTTTTACTATAAAATGTCGCCGAATCTGTCACCCATGTATTATCTTCACTACCGAAAATAACACCATCCTCTAAATCTAAAGTCCAATAGTAAAATGGAACCTCTTGTGAGTTAGTCGGTATATAATCGGCGAAGATCTGAGATGGCGTTTGTAATCTAACCAATCTTTTTGGACTTACCAAATCTCTTGTTTCCGTTTCACTATCATAAAACACGCCAAACACATTAGTATCAACATAAATCGGACTGTCACTCGAATCTTGATAAGCATCAAAATCAAACGGTTTAATACCAAACGTGCTATTAGTTTGCAACATTTGAGCATAATCACCATTTACCTTTTCCTGTCGGTTAAAGAACGCTTCAATACTACCGGCACCTAATCCAAACGCTTTACCAAAGAACGTGCTGTTCATTAATCTTGACGATAAAAACAAAAACAATAAATCATCAATACTTGAGAATGATGTTGTTTGTAACCTATTGGCAATATACCCTTCATATTGTGGTCCCAAATTTATTTGACTACTCCAAGAAAATTTAGGTCCTAAATCCAATATAGTTGTAGGTGACATCAAATTTTTAGTATTAGAACCTCTATTATAATCCGTCTCCCTACCTATAAATTTATTAGTATTATCATTATAAGGTGATGATCTATAATAGAAAGATCTCTTGGTTGTAGATCCACTATATTGGAATATAGTGTCGGTACAATACCTAAAATAAGGATTATTATTACCATCAAAAAATCTGTCGTTCTTGTATGGATACATAAACAATGTTCCATTTACCCAAGAATTAAAGAAACTATGTGCAAACGCCCCTTGACACGCAGCGTTTGTTATTCTAAACCTACTTAACCATTCGGTTGCCAATTTAATATCATTATTTCTACCAAACAATGAAACAATAGGTGCCGTAACCAATCTATAACATCCCTGAGTAACCACCAACTTGTTTCTAACATTCGTATTACACTCACCCGAAGAAGGAAGTAATGTGAATTCACCATTCACCGATGTTAAACAATCCATAGCAGTCATACCTTCACAAGAATACGCCGCTGTAGTTGCAGTAATGATTTGAATATCATCGGGACTATCATCCTTATCTTCTGTCGGATTATATAAAATTTGATCGGCAGATGATCCCGGATTTGGAACCGCACTTCCATCCTCATTAAAGATTTGAATAAAGAAGTTTCTGTTTTGCATCAACGCATACCCATTATTACCATAAGTTTCAACATTTGATGATGTAGGTAACCTATCCGTTCTTAAAACTAAATAAGATTGTGATGAAACGGTGGTTGTTAGAGTTCCGTATGTCGGTGCCCAATATTGTGCTGTATTATCATAAAATTGATAACCACCACCATCAACATATTCATCCTGAATATACCCTCTATAACTATTACCATTATTAACTAATTTGTTTTTCCTAGTATTAGGTGCTGTCAAATAAAAATAAGCCAAGTTATAATTAATTTCACCCGTTGTTAAGTTTGTATTACTTAAAGAATTATCAATCAAATAACCATTAGTTATCGTATTAATATCCAATGCTGAATAATATTTAAGATTACCCGTTTGATATGGTATGAACGTTGTCGCCGAAATTGAGAATGAGGGAAAGAATACTCGTTGTCCGTTACTAACCGTACTATTTGTCGTTATTGAATCATGGTTAGGTAATCTTAATGAAGAACCGGCATTTACCTGTCTGTTTCTAATCGGATGGTTAAGTTTATAATCACCCGTTACAACAACAGTTCCATATGGTTTAGAAAACATTCTTGATAAATCATAGGACACTTTCATTTTTTGAGAGTTCGGATCAACACCCCTTACCAAAAATAATACTACATAATCTTGGTAATTTTGAATTTGCATCATAGGATTCAAAATTATAGGATTGTTAGTATCTGAACCCCTAAAAACTTTGGATGAGTTATAAACATACTCCCAAAAGAATCCGTGTCTATTGTTAATATCGCTAACGTTAAATGACGTATTAAGATTAGGATTATTTAATATATCCGAAATCTTATATCCTTGTATCACTTGGAAATATTCAATGTCAGCGGCAAATCTCAAATGCCTTGTTTCATCGGTTTGAGTTACCGCATATGTTGTTGTTAATTCGGGCGCAGTGTCCGATGCAGGATTAGCATAACTTATTGTTAATTGTGTCTTATTAACAGTTCTACCACTCGTACCCGTTTGAGTTGTACCCGTATATGTTACCATAGGATTTGGGTCATTACTTAATGTAGGATCAACGAATGATAATATAGTTCCGGGAACATAGTTATCCAACGCGCCAGGATTAACCATAACTGCAATTACATTGTCATAGTGGAATTTACCTGTGTTCGCAGTTAAGTCGGGTCTAATCGTAACTTTAATTTGATTCAAACCCTTTACACCATCACCAAAATTAAATGCAGCAACATCATTATTAAAAAATTTAGATTTCGTATTAAATAAATTAATTCTTTCTGCCAATGTTAAATCCCTACTTCTCCAATCATTAATATTTTCCCAACCATCGGGTAATGAAACAGGAACTTTCAAACCAGGTGATACCTCTTGGTTACCCGCAATTATGTTTGATACTTTGTTTTTCTGACTATCATCGGCAAGTCCCAAATTATTAACATCGTATATAGAAATGTCTGATAATTGAGCAATGTCCGAAACAACATTACCCTCGGTCCAATTAGATGTGCTTGAATCGGAATATTCATCCTGATCGGTTTGACTACAATCGCACGATTCACAATCGGGATATGATAGGTTGGAAAGTGCTAACCCTTTTGTTAATACATTAATATTTGGACAATCAACTCTATCTAATTTTTTAGTGCTAAATCCTAATTTTTGTAAAAAACCAATTAATATATTAATAACATTCACAATACCCTTAACAAAGTTACACAACAACCATTGAACAAAATAAAATATAGGAACCAAAATATGTAATGCAATAGTTAAAGGAACAATTAATAAACCAAGTATTGTTAAAAAGAAATTTACAATAATAATTTGGAAATTATTATCTCTAAACGCATCGGTCACAGGAAACTTATTAACCTCACCTTCACACGTCGGATCGGTAACTTGTTTAATACCAATAAATCTTTGTCTGTTTGCACCTTTTCTATAATAATCAATGAATTGAGAAATAGTATAAATTTTATTATATTCAAATTTATAAAAAGTGTCCTCACAATTTATAGCAGCATCAACATCATAATAATCATCCCAATCCAAACTAAAAGCATATGATTTTTTTACCGCCAAAAACGCAGCAGGATCGTCGGGAACATTATTTTGGTTACTTGTATATTTTGCAGGATCCACACTTGAACTTGTCCAACCATGTTCTTTAATGTTTGGAACTAAGAAATTTGCTCGTTTAATACCCACTTCAAAACCCCTTGGTTGATCCCAAGATACCTTAAATCTATATTTCGCACTTGTGGGAATACCAACTGTAGGATCTTTACTTATCACTCTTTCACCAAATTCATTTGTGGTAACATAGTCCATATTCATAGGAATCTCAATTAACCACGTTCCGTTTTCATCAATAACTTTTCCGTTGTTTTCTAAATTGAATTGTTCTAAAACAGGAAACCCATTCACGTCTAATCCAACAGTTTGACGAATTGATAGTATTTGACCCGGACCTACTGTCGCATTACACAACTTACCTAATCTTTTACCCGTTTTACATCCATTACTGTCTCCCGAATTATTTCTTTTACTTCTATTGATAGCATCCTCATCATTGTTGGAAAAGATTGACCCCATAAAGGTCGCGGTTGGATTTATATTCAACCCAAATTCTTTTCTTAAATCAAAATCTTTTCTTGTAATACTAATATTACAAACTTCACTATCACCCCAAAATGGTTCTACTTGAATATTTTTTGCTAATGTAATTATTTGAGGTAATTCCGATAAATTTGTCGAACTCTTAAATTTGATACCATCCAATTGTTCGGGCGTTGCTTTTCCTGCTCGGATTAAATCTTGTGGTGATAATGAAAACTCACCAATGTCGGACACATCCATATCCATAAACAAAACGTAATCACCAATAGGAACACCAAAAATCATAAAGTCCCCACTCTCGTTTGTCTTTACCACATATTTGTAATAGGTATCATATACTTGAATAACCGTTTGATCGGTTAATGCGTCAGTTTCCGATGGAAAAGTTCCGGTCGGTGTGTGACCTTCATACGACTGAATATAAGGTAATAGATTGTATCTATAACCATCTTCATTAATATCCGATACTTGAGTATATGGATAAAGAGCGGAAATAACAGGATCTTGAGTATCCGCCTCAGTAATCGGAATAAATACAGATATTCTAACATTAGGTATCCCTAATCCTCCGTTGGCAATCACCCTACCAACAACAACCCCATAATCAGCACAGGATCTCGTATAATCATTTGCTTGTTGAATTTTCAAAGAAAGTATCTCCAAAAACTCATAATCCTGTTCTAAATTGATTTTAATATTTTGATCAATTCCTACTTCAGTACGAATCCTATATGTATTTGACATTAAATCTCTTTTTGAATAAATAGTTTATACACCATTTTCAAAAAATAATTTAATAAATATAAAAGTGTATCTTATGAAAAACTTACCTGAGTTAAATTCTTAACCCTAACCGTAATGTCTTTATTCGGATATCTAACTTGATAAATTTGTGATGGTGTTGCAAATATTGTTTGATCAACCAATCCAATTTTTTTGGTAGTATCATCCTCATACGGTTGTGATGTTTCGGATGAACTGTATTCACCACCAACCTTACCATAGAAACTAATATCCGATACAGAAATAACCCCGTTTTGGGCTTGGACTAACCTATTAATATCCGAAGCAAACACATTTTGACCTAATTGTCTTGTAAGTGGGTTCATATATGTGGATATTAAATCAATGATAGATGAAACCACAACACCTTGGTTTTGTGCCCCATCCAAAACAACTGATAAATCAACCGCTAAATCTAAAACCTCGGCAACATCAATTTGAACATAATCATTCATCATTCTATAGTTTGATAGATATGTTGCCAAATTATTTTTCAATGTGTTTGATACTGTTTGCGTTAATTTACCTGTAGTATCATAAGATAATATTTGTATTTTAATTTTATTATCTTCTTCAACTATTGCCACTTTTGCCGGTGCACCAAATTTAGATGGCATTTTTCTAATTATTGCTTCATAATCATTAACTGTTACCGCTCTATTTTGTGCCGCAAAGTTATATGAAACAAAATTTCTAACTTCTTCAATATTTGGTTGGTTAGCACCACCCACCGCAGCGGTAACATTATTAACCCTCAATGAATTAACAACACTCGTATTAATATCTTGTGATGGACCAACCACACTAAAATCAATAGTTCCAAGTGTATTAATAGCACTCACACCTATGTTTGATGATAAACCACCACCTATTCTATATTGAATAAAAAATGTTGTATTTACCGTCGGTGCATTACCCAACGCCAAAGTATTTTGATAGTTTGATAAATTAATCGGTACCCCCAATCTTGTAAATTCTCTTAATTGATCTTCTGCAGAATTAGTTCCACCACCAAAAGTTAGTTTGAAATACCCTTCGGGTGTATATTCTGTAATAAATCTATTATCCGTTTGAATATATTGCCCAACTTTAACACCGGGATTGTCAGATGTTTTTGTGGGATCCTCAATAAACACTCTATCTTGGATTAACGCATCAACCTCATACCATTTTCCCTCTAAAGTTAAAAAGTCTTGATTTGATGGTGTATTAACATAAGATGTACCATCTTTTTGAATGATTGCAGTGACTCCCAAAACATTTTTCTCGGGAAGAAATACCTCCAAAAATGGTCTAACGTCCGATGTATTAATAACCTTCTTTAATACCTTAGTAATACCATTCACAATTACTTCACGTTTTGTGATTGTATAGTTAATTAAATTTCCATTAGCATCAAAGTTTGGAATCTTTAATCGGTTTGGATACCCCTCATTATTGAAGGGTGATGAAAAATCACAATCATTAACCAATTCAAAAACTTGTCCCGAACCAACCGCCTGTGATCCCGCTCTTAACATACCCAAATATCTAGTGTCTTCCTTATCACCAAACGCAGGAACCGTAATTGAAAAATCAGCCAAGGCAACAGATGGTCTCTGCCCCGGAATCTTTAAACCATACGTCCTTGCAATATTATATATTGACGTTTTTTGTTGAGCATATTGAAGAACTGTTTCTTGAATACTTCTGTCAATGTGATAATGTAAATTATCCGCAACCGCAGCGTTTAGGTCCAAAAAAACCGAAAATAACGCAGCGTCATTAACGTTTTGAATTAATTCGGGGTAATATGTGCTAACATATCCAACCAACTCATCTCTTAACTCTTGAAAGTCGCGAGGAACATATGATATTTTTTTATTTGCCATAATATTAAATATTGATAATTACAAAATCACTAGGACTAAACACATCAGATGTAATAGTATAATCTATTCTAACTCTAGCAGTATATTCCGATGTTGCTTGATTAGGTATATACAACTCCTGATTAAATGTATTCCCAATATTTGACACCAATAAAGTTTCCTCTTCATCCGATGCCGCAGTTATGGTGATTTTGTTAATTCTTAAATTCGGTATAAATTGTTCAACAGATTTTCTAATCTCATCTTCAATACTCGCAAATGTTGGACCATCCATAGGTTCAAATATCAACTCATATAAACGAGTTCCAAATTCAGGTAAAAAATACCTACTACCCTTACGGGTTAGCAATAAATGAATTAAATCACTTCTAATTTCTTCATTACTAGTATCCGATAAATCAAGATACTTACCATTAAACGAATCCCTAAAAGGAAAGTTTATACCATATGTTATACCATTTGCCATATTTTATAAATACAACATACTAGAAAAGTATTATTGACCCATCTCCTTTTTTATTTCTTGGATTTTATCATACGTTGTTGTAACAACTTTTCTTTTGTTTATCATCTCTTGTCTCGTCTCCTCATCATAAGGACAATGACGACAACCGGATCCACAACAGGATCCCCGATCCAAATGATACTGTTCAGTGAATACTACTTTTCCACCATCCAGATAATAATGTTTTCCTTCTATAAAT